AGGCTACCCAGGGCACCCAGCCAATGAACCGCTACATGACCGCACAGCTTCAGCGTGCTTTAGCAGACGGCAAGCTCATTGGTGTCTACCATTACGCAGAAGGCGGTAGCCCAGTTGCAGAAGCTGACGCATTCGTGGCTTGTGTGTCTAGTTACATTGGCAAGGCTCTTCTGTGCCTTGACTGGGAAAACGGTGACAACGATGCGTGGGGCTCAACGGTATGGGCAAGGCAGTTCGTTGACCGCGTCTACGCTAAAACGGGCATCTACCCAGTCGTATATACGTACCCTGCTGGACGTTCACAGGTTGCGTCTTGTGCTGATGTATCGCGTCTATGGATTGCAGGTTACCCAGACAATCGCTTCTCATGGGAACTGCCTGACATGATCTACAATACTGGCGCTTGGTCTGACTGGACTATGTGGCAGTATTCTAGTGCTGGCGGTACCGTTGACTTGGATGTGGCAAAGCTGACTTACGCAGAATGGGAGCAGCTTGCCCAGGGTGAGTCTAACTTTACGCCACACTGGGTTAAGAATGCGACTGGCTGGTGGTATGCGACCAGTCCAAGTGCCTATTACTACAGCCAGTGGGCGTTCATCAATGATTCTTGGTACTACTTTGACGCTCGAGGTTATGCGGTCACAGGCTGGTTCTTTGATGGTTCTGATTGGTTCTACCTCTGCCCAGATGAAGGACCACTGGAGTGCGCCATGCTGACAGGTTTCCAAGGCATCGGACAGTATCGCTACTACTTTGCGAGTGACGGACGCATGGCTACAGGCATCTTTGATGCTGAAGGCAAGAAGTATCTTGCTTCTGAGAATGGCAACCTGCTCCCAGCTGGAGTGCACGTCTACAATGATCACGCCTACGCAGTCAACGCTGACGGTTCTGTCCAGGCTGACAGCACCGTGCAAGTAGACACAGATGGTGTCGGACGATTGACTTCACTGCACTAACGCTCAACACATCCCGCATACGCGGTTGTGTACTCCTCAGGTGTTTGCCGTGCCTGAGGAGTTTTCTTTTTACCCAGATCACTTATTTCTCTCTGGGGTTCTTAGTATTCTTTTTCCCTCTCTACCTTCTCGGATCTAGCATTCTCTTAGGTATGATTTCATATGAAAAATCAAGTGGGCGGTCAGAGACTCAAAATAAATTTTTCACCTCTTTGAAAATTGATTGACGTAGACCTAGAGAGGAAAAGAGAATACAAACTTCCCCAGAGAAAAATACAGGATTCTCGATGACATTCTCTGAAAATAGAGCGATAATGTAAATGCCGTATAATTCCAACAGAAAGGAACAACATGGAAATCTCAGAAATGAAAGACGGTCAGAGGTACAGTGTCAGTGTACAAGCGAATGGAAGCGTCTGGAAGAAGATTGCTGCAGCAGCTGAGAAGAAGGGAGTCTCTGTCAACAGGTTCATGCTTGAGTGCGCTCGCACAGGATGGAAGAATGCGTTCGTCGATGGCGTGTCTGGAGATACCTTCGAAGATCTGAAGGTCGAGTACCCTTTACTCGAAGATTATCTCTCTGCTTATGCAGATACTGTATCTGTGACGGGAATTGTGAAATTCACGAACGTCACTCCACAGACAGCACTCCAGATAGTGAATAAATTAATGAGTGAAGGTCGTTTGATTAGAGGACGAGGATACGGCATCTGGAAGTATGTTGGTGGGGACGACACCACGCTCAGGGCATTCGCTGCGTCATGGAGGGAAGTGGACGATGAAATCAGGAGATATGCAGTCCAATTTATTCAAAATAATGGTAGCTACCGTCCAGCAGAAGCGATGTCGACCTGGAGCAATCTCATAAAGAAGGATCTGTCTGCATCTGGATCGTATGAGATTTTCCTGGGGGAGCATCACATCTATGATGACTTCGGGTTTGAATCTTACATAAAAAGTGAGATCTCTAAGATCTCTAGTGCGCTTAGTGTCACAGGTGTATCTCACAAGAAAAGATCTGGTGGCGTAGACATCAACCCAAAGATTCTTCAGGAAATGATCAGGAGAGACATCGATTTTGATGGTTGGGAAGACCTCGTATAAAAATATTTTCAAAATTTTTCAAATTCCCGATGAAAGTTGAACAATTTTGAGCGATAATAACTTCGTCAGGAAGTTCAACTACTACGACAGGGAGTCAAAAATGAAGAACATCGTGACTATGAACGAGATCTCTGCAATCGCTACTGCAAAGGTCAACGAGTTCATCGAGAAAGGTTACGTTTTCAACTTCGGCACCATGGCAGGTTCCCAAGGTGACGAGTTCTACGCAGACCTCGTCAAGGGAAACATCACTTATCGCGTCCGTGTCTACTACAAGAGAGAAGACATCAACTGCCATAGACTTGTTCTCGAAGTTCGTAAAGTCGAAAAAGGCTTTGTCGAGGATAGCTTGGGCAACACCATTTGGAACAATGATGGCGAAATCGTCGAGTCTCACTATTGGTATCGTCTTGAGAACCGCAACGGCTACATCTACACAGACGATATCGAAGGCTACGAAGTTGCTCGTGAACTCCACAGAGAGCGTCGCATGAACAAGCATGACAGCGAGGTCAGCGTCATTTCTCCTGAGAGAATTCTCGAGCGTGTTCGTTCTCATCGTGGCTACAAGCGTACCGAGGTTTCCGACATCAAGAGGGTCTATCGTACCACAGTAGGCATTTACAGCAGCCGTTGCCACTCAGTGTATGTCGTCGAATTCGATAACCTCGTTTCCAAGGTAGCAGGATTCGAACTCCAGCTAAACAGGTAGATATACAGACCTACCGACCATGTCAGTCGGTAGGTCATTCTCTCGAAGGAGGTAAACGTGAAGCGTAACGTAAAGACAGGACTCTCAATCGTAGTGGCCATTATTCTGGTCGTTTGGTTCTGGAATCAATGCTTCCCATACCAGATGTCTGATGAGTACAAGGAGCACATCGTCGAGACTGTACAGAGTAGGTCGTCGGCGTCAGAAGCTCCAGAAGGATTCACGAGAATGAATGGCTTCTACAACTCCAGCCTGATTGAGCCAAATACGTGTGCAACGAACGAGTACCCTGTCGGAACCAAAGTCCTCATCTGGTGCGGAATCGACGCTGAGCGCGGTTCTTCCGTTGAAGCTACTGTAGTATCGAATACGGTCCACACCAACGTAGCTAACACCATTGAGTTGTCTGAGAATATTAACAAGCTCTTCGCAGGAGACACATATATTTATACCGTCTGGGTGAAGGAGGTAACTAATGCCTAAAACGCTCCTTCCCTACCAGAAGCAAGGAGCCAAAGGTCTCCGCAAGCTCGGCAGGGGAATCCTCGCGGACGACATGGGACTCGGCAAGACCATACAGGCGATTGCAGCTGCAGCTCAGAAGCCTAACCGACACATCTTAGTAATCACCCTTAATGGGCTTCAGAACAATTGGAAGGCTGAGATATGTGACCTGCTGGGGCAAGGGCAGGATATCGAAGTATACGACGGAAAACAAGTGATTGGAACGTCTCGTTGGACTATCATCCATTATGAAGCTGCGCGCCTTGAGCGCAATGCCAAGGTCTTGTGCGACAAGAAATGGGATGTCCTAATCGTTGATGAAGCTCATCGCTGCAAGTCTCACAAGGCTCGCACAAAGGCTAAAAACATTACGAATTTTGGTATCGTGAATAAATTGTCGTATCGCAGTCGCCAGTTGTACTTGCTCACTGGTACACCAATGAGAGAAAATCCTGCAGACGTGTGGGCGTTGCTTCACTTCATTGACTGCAGAAAGTATAGCTCGTTTTGGAGATGGATACCTACGTACGTCACGTACGAGCAGACGTACTTTGGCAAGAAGGCCACTGGATATCAGAACCTTGATCTGCTGTCCAGAGAGCTCAGCCAATACATGATTCGAAGACGTAAATCTGACGTCATCAAAGATCTCCCGCCGAAGTTCATTCATACCATTAAGTGTGGCATGAGCGAGAAGCAATCGAAGATCTACACCCAGATGCTTAACGAGTACGTAGCTGAGGTTGAGAACAACGTGTTCGTCACAGCACCTGCAGAGGTGAGCAGGCTCATGAGACTGCGTCAGATTGCAACAGACGCGAACTGCCTTAGCGATTCAGCGTTCTCGACCGTCATCTCCAGTGGGAAGATCCAGACGCTTGAAGCTATGGTACAGGAGATCTGCGTAGAACAGGACGAGAAAGTCGTCATTTTCAGCAACTGGGCTAGGGTTGTAGCATCTGTTCACAGAGCTCTCGAGAAGTACGGTTGCGTGACGTACACGGGAGACTCGACCAAGGCTGAGCGAGAGCAAGCTGTCAAGCAGTTCCAGACAAATCCTAAGGTCAAGATATTCATCGCGACCATCGGTGCAGCTGGAACAGGATTGACGCTTACCGCAGCAAGCAAGATGATCTTCACAGACAGAGCCTGGACACCTGATGATAACGCTCAGGCTGAAGACCGTATCTACGCTCGTATGAACGACATCCACGGAGCGGACATATACAAGCTTGTCACTTCAGATACCGTTGACGAGACCATCGAAGAGTACATCAACGACAAGGAGCTCACTGTTGACGAGGTCATCTCGAACGTCAAAAGCGCAGTTCTCTGTATGAATAAATAAATCTTAAAATTCCCGATGAAATCCATCTAGAAATAGAGGATAATAATCTAACACTGACGGCAGACAGGGAGGTATTTATTGATTACAATCAAATAGAAGTAAGTAAGGTTAATAACCTAATTGTAGAGCTCAACTTAATAAAAAAAAAGAAAGGTTAATAACCTAATTGTAGAGCTCAACTTAATTCAAGAAAAAGGAGGTAAAATCAGTGATTACAGTTAGCAACAGTCGTCTTGCATGCTTCAGGCGTTGTCCTCGTAAGTACGAGTACCGCTACGTTGATAAGCTCACCGCAAACGACAAAGCTCCCGCACTGATGTTAGGCTCTCTGGTGCATGAATCACTAGCAGAGTTCTACTCGCTCGACAACAAGGACAAGGACGTCAACGTTCGAGCATCTATGGCAATGGCCATGTACGACAACAAGGTAGCCGAAGCTGCCACTGAGGTCCTGTCGGTAGGTGGTGACTCCCAGCAGTTCGACAAGGATTCATTCATGGGTCATCAGATGCTCAAGTACTACTTCGAAGAGGTAGCTCCGAACGATGATTTCACTCCAGTCGCCAGCGAGCTGAAGGTCGAGGTCAGGGTTCCTAATCCGAACGGCAAGTTCTCCTGGTGCTCCTTCATTGGCTACGTTGACGCAATCGTTGAGCGTGAAGGTCGACTCTATATCCTGGAGCACAAGACCGCGAAAACGCTTGACACGAAGCACCTCATCACTGACACCCAGGTGACCCAGTACATTTGGGCTCTGCGTCAGATGGGATACGACGTTTGTGGAGTGTACTACAATATTCTCCGTAAGTGTGACCCTTACTCAGCTCGCACCAAGGCTCCGTACCACTACCGTGAAGCTGTGTACCGCAACGACAGAGAGATTGAAGAGTGCGGTCGTCAGCTCTACCACCAGTACTTGGCTATGAAGCATGCTGATCGCTATGGCTTCTATTGCAATCCAACTCGAGATTGCTCGTGGGATTGCGAGTACCGTTCCATCTGCATTGCTGAGATGGAGGGTCGTCTTGAAGCAGCTGACCTCCAGGAGTTGGCTGGAGTTGAAGGATTCCATATCAAGCAGGAATCCGAGTCGGATAAGGATCCAAACAACAAGATTGAGAAGGTGATTAATAATGGCTAAGAACACCATTAAGATGTTAGTCTATGGTGACCCTGGCGTAGGCAAGACAGTCTTCAGCTGCTCTGGAGACAAGACTATTTTCATCGACGTCGAAGGCGGAGCTCTTTCTGTCCAGTCGCGTATCAAGTCCAAGAAGGTCGTGAAGAAGAAGTTCGAGACCTTCGACGAGATTGAGGACTTCATCCGTACTCTTCAAGAGAAGGGTAGCGGAAAAGCAGATACGCTCGTCATTGACTCCATCACTGAGCTCCAGAAGAAGCTCATGGACTACATCGTTGAGAGCCACCCTGAGGTGAAGCGTCCCTATGGCGATGGTCTCACAGTAGGCGACTGGGGATACAACACGGAGCGCATGCGCCGATTCACTCGTATGGCACGTGACCTTGATATGAACGTCATTTTCACTGCACTCGCAATGGACGAGAAGAATGAGGTCACTGGAGCTGTTAAAACCATGCCTAAGATGAGCTCTAAGTTGGCTGCTGACGTCTGTGGCTACGTTGATATCGTTGGATATCTTTACGTAGACAACGTCCAGACTGACGAGGGCACTGAAGCTGTGCGTCGAATGCTTGTTCAACCAGTCGGTTCGTACTATGCGAAGGATAGGTCTGGTATGCTGGGAACCGTCATTGACAATCCAACGTTCCCTGACACTTATAACATGATTTTCGGTGAGGAGTAAACTATGGCTGTTGATTTGCTTGATCTTGGTGATTTCACTGGTAACGAGGACGAGGGCACAGGTTTTAGTCCTATTGATTCTGGTCGCTATCGCGCTACCGTCTTTGAGATTTCTCGTGAGGTAGGTAAGAACTCTGGTAAACCTTACCTGAAGTGGTGCTTCCAGATTTGTGATGGGGAGCCTTTTGCAGGTCGTCGTCTTTGGGACAATACATCCCTCAGCGACAATGCGAAGTGGCGTCTTGTCCAGGTGCTCAAGGCTTGCGGCATTGACGTTCCTAAGGGTCACTTGCAGCTCAATCCTAACGACTTGCTTGGCAAAGAGCTTATCATCATGGTCGGTCTTGAGCCTGACGAGTATGCCAATGACCGCGATGGTACAGATGATCAGATGCGCAACGTCATCAAGAGCTTCGCTCCAACCAATGGCGTCTCTAAGCCAAAAATTCAGGTACCTGACGCACCGAAGCCAGCTTCTAAGCCTGCACCAAAGAAGTCCGCTAAGAAGGCTCCTAAGGCTCCTAAGAATGTGGAAGAAGTCGAGTACGAGTTACCGTTTGACGAGACTCCCGCTCCAGCTCCCGCTCCAAAAGAGGAGCCACTCCCTGTGACTGACGTTGCAGATGACGATGACGACAATTTTGACTTCGAATAGGACGTGAAATGACTGCCCAGAACATGTCCATCAAGGACTACTTTGAATACGCATTTGGGCAGCAGCTGACACCTGATAGCAGCGGTGAAGTTGCTGTCAGGTGTCCTTGGCATAACGACACAGTCGAATCCATGTCCATTAACCTGAACACTGGTTTGTGGACGTGCTTCGGCTGTGGTCTCAAGGGAGATATTTACACGTTTGTCCAGCTGAGCGAGGATACTGATTTTAAGGGAGCTTGTAAGTGGCTTAGCGACCGAGGTTTTGTCGGAGACGTAGAAATCGAGCTGATCGATGGTGAATCGTCTAAGAAGCCTAAAGTAATCACTAAAAGACCTCAGAAGAAGCTTCCTCCTATCTCAGATATTGTTATTGACGGTCTTGTAGACAACCTTTGGTGCAATAAAGCTGCGCTTGATTTTCTGCATGAGAAACGTGGTATCACTGATGAGACCATTCGTGAGTTCAAGCTTGGATATCATAACGGTCGTATCACGATTCCTCTATACAGTGAAGAAGGCTGCTACAACATCCGTCAATACGACTGGGCTAAGCGCGATTCTTCTAAGGTAATCAGCTGGGAGCGCGGTCGCGGCGGAGTAACGCTGTTCCCTGACCCCCATTTTTGGTCTGATGACCCCATCTTCCTGTGCGAAGGTGAGATGGACTGCATTCTCATGCACCAGTTGGGGTTCAATGCCGTCACGTCCACCAGTGGCGCGGGTAACTGGAAGCCTGAGTGGAATCAACTGTTCCACAGCCGTGAGGTAAATATCTGCTACGACATTGACAAAGCTGGACAGAACGGCATGGTCAACGTAGCGAACAACCTTGAGCACATTGCTGCTACTGTGCGTATTTTGAATCTACCTATTTCAGAACCATCCAACGGAGACGTTACTGACTGGGTAGTAGGGTATGGAGCCACTCGAGATGACTTCCAGAATCTCATTGATAAGACGGTTCCTCGCAATACCCTACAGGATGAAGACGACAACGAGGTGTATGATGTTCCTCTCCATGAGGCATCGCTGGCGAAGTATGCTGGTAAGCGCATACGTACCGCTGCTGTCGTAGCAGGTAAAGACCTTGAACCCTACATCGTACCAGATAGGTACGTCGTACGATGCGCTTCTGCTAATAAGAAGAAATGCACAGTGTGCCCCATCGGAATGGCTGGTGGAACGCTTGAAGTCAACATACCAAAAGACTCCCCAAATCTGATGAAACTTCGTGGTCTGAGTGACTCTGTCCAGAAGACTAAAATGAAGGAATTCGCAGGTGCTGTGGGAGATTGTACTGTCGACATAGACGTCATTGAGAACGTCAACGTGGAAGACTTGGTACTCATCCCAGAGTTGAGCTGGAATGACGAGAACCAAAGCTACGTCACTCGTCACGTCAGCATTGTTGATCACGGTATTCAAGCAGGTAAAAGCTACGTTTTCACTGGCATCACGGTGCCAGATTCAGCGACTCAGCATGCCACGCATCTTTTCTACGACAAGGAATGGAGTGAGGACGACATCAGTTCCTTCGAGATGAACGATGAACTGAAGAGTAAGCTCACTGTGTTCCAACCTTCAAAGGGTCAAACGGTCAGACAGAAAATGGATGAAATCGTCCGCGACCTATCTACGAACGTGACCTCAATTTATGGTAGGGACGATGTACACATCGCTGTCGATTTGGTATACCACTCACTCCTCAGGTTTGACTTCGATGGGAAACCTTTGAAGCGTGGTTGGCTGGAGGTTCTCCTGTTCGGTGATACCCGCACAGGTAAGACTGAGACGGTTCAGCAGCTCATGAGGCACTACCGTCTTGGAGAGTTCGTCACAGGTGAAGCGTCCTCATACGCGGGTCTTGTCGGAGGTCTCCAGCAGGTGAACAAGCGATGGCAGATCACCTGGGGTAAGATCCCCCTGAACGACCGTCGACTTGTTGTAATAGATGAGGCTTCTGGTCTGACTCAAGACGAGATTGCGAACATGTCTGGTATTCGTTCCAGTGGCGTGGCTGAGATCACAAAGATTCAGACCGAACGAGCACTTGCTCGTACCAGACTCATTTGGATTTCAAACCCTAGGTGGGGAGACAACGTATCAAGCCGTACATATCCTGTCGAGTTCATCCCTCAACTAATTGGAAAAGCGGAGGACATCTCACGATTCGATTTGGTCGTGTCTTCTGCCAGTGAGGATGTCGATTCGAAGGTCATTAACAGCAATACTCCAGATGAGGTAGAGCATATTTATACGAGTGAGCTGTGCCACGACCTAATCATGTGGGTATGGTCTCGCAAGCCTGAAGATGTTCTCTTCTCCAAGCAGGCGCGTGAACTCATATATGAACTGTCTGTTAAAATGGGCGAGAATTACACATCTGAGATACCTCTGGTAGAAAGCGCAGACTTTCGTGTGAAACTCGCTAGAATGGCTTCTGCATGGGCAGCAAGGCTATTCTCAACAGATGACGGCAACCGCTTACTCGTCAAGAAGGAACATGTGTTGGCTGCAGCTCAGTTTGTTGACGACTGTTACAAGAAGTCTTCGTTCCGCTATCGTCAGTTCAGCGAAGCTCGCGCTAAGGAAAATGAACCTCTTGGTACGAGCAGGGAGGACGTTGTTAAGTGGCTGGAGGACGAACCTCTTGTTCTTCAGTTCCTGTCAACGTATGATGAGTTTAAACGTCAAGATGTGGAGGACTTCTGTGGAATGACTCGTGAAGACTCAGCAGACGTGACCAGGTATCTTTCAAGCCACAGGCTCGTTCGATTGGGTCGAGGTACGATGCACAAGACTCCAATGTTTATTAAGCTGCTTGAAGAAATGAGAAATCTATGAATGTAACAATCATCGGAGCAGGTATGACGGGTCTGCTCGCTGCTAAGGCTTGCATGGATTGCGGGATTGTACCTCAGGTGATTTCCGCTGCGAAGCCACATCCAGGTTATGGTGTCCGATATCTTCACGATGCATGTGGTCTGCCTATCAGTTCGTTTGAAATCGAGACAGCATTCGTCGGATACGGGAAGTGGTTTATGCGCTGGGACAATGTAAGCCAAAACGCTATGGCTCAGCTGTATGCCCAGAAGACTGGAGCTTCTCTGACAAACAACTCCATTCATCGCTCAGTTAAAACGGTCAAAGCTTACAACTGGATGGAAGCTTGGAACATGCTTCAAGGTCTGCGTATTATCGATGACAAAGTTGAGCCTCAGGACATGAAGTATCTTTCTCGAGGTAATGACCTAGTCATCAACACAGCACCACTTAACCTGATCTATCCTCACGCGAGGTCTCAGTGCCGCAGTCGCGAGATGTATGTCTCCATCCGTAGTCCATATCCGAACAGTCCAGGCTGGGCTAATCACCCAGACAATCTTATTGTTTACAATATCAATCCTGAGGAGACCTGGACTCGGTACAGCAGGGTTGATGGCGTTGAGCAGACAGAGTACATGAAGCCTGTTGAAGGTGCTCATACAGTCGTCAAGGTTGATGGCAAGGCTAAGTTCTACAATTTCCATAGGAACGTCTTGCTGGTTGGTCGCTATGGCAAGTGGGACTCGACCTACATGGCTCACATGGCATACTATGATACGCTTTCCCGTCTTTCGAAAATGGGGGTTGACACAAATAATGTGCGCTAACAGGAAGAAGGTCTTTGTAGACCTAGACAACGTGATGGCAGACTATGGTGGAGATTTTCTCAGATGGGCTACGAATGGCCAGCTGAGCCCATCTCCGAACGATCTGACTTCTCTTCATCTTAATGAGATTCTGTGCTTGGATGAGGGGGATTATGCTGAGCTGAAGCTCAGATGGAGAACTGAGGGGCACAAGCGCGACATGACGATGCTCCCAGGTACCCATGGTGCGCTTCGTAGGCTCTCAACGTGGTACGACGTTGTGATCATCTCCAGTCGTCCTGCAGACAAGTACGACAACATTCGCAGAGATACAGAATACTGGCTTGAACATCATAAACTCGAGTACAGCGATCTGGTGTTCACGAAGGAGAAGTTCGACTACGTCCGTGATCATTACGAAAAAGACGACGTGCTTGCCATCTTCGATGATGATCCTAGAAATCTCGTGAAATTCGCAGGTAAGCACACCATTCAGTGCTATATCATAGACAGACCATACAACAGGTCTGGAGCTCCGTTCGTGCACAGATTCAGGACGTTGTACGACGCAGCATGTCATTTCATCGGTATGAACGAGCCATGGAAGGATAAAGCATGATTATCTCTATTGAAGGTATTGATGGCGCAGGTAAGTCTACGCTCGCGGCTCGTCTGAGTGAGGAGCTAGGCTTTCCTGTTCTCGATTTGAACAAGGATATGCTTGAACCGTATGAGTACGCTCACGGAAAGTCTATCTATTCAGCTCCATGCTTCGACAGAGACTCATGGAAGGTCGCAGCTGTGGCAATTCAGACTCTTGACAGAGCTGGAGCGAACGCAATCCTCGACAGGACTACGTTGTCTTGCTGGGCTTATCAACAGCGTACAGACCCAGATCTTGAGTACCTTGCGCAGGTAATCAAGGATGTTAAGCCTGTTATCATAATGCTAGACACAGACGTCGACACTTGCATGGAGCGAGATCCTGATGTATGCAAGGTCGGCTGGGGATACGATGATCTTGTCTACCAGAAGCATCGTATGCTCGCAGCGTCTGAGTGCTTTGCTCATGCTGGCGTTCCTGTCATCACTCTTCACCCGCACAAGAGCTCGACAGAGGGTATATACAAGACCCTCGTGAGGAATCTGAAGGAGATGAATCTGCTGTGAAAGACGATTTCGTGAACCTCCACTGTCACAGTGAGTTCTCTCTGCTCGATGGTATGCCTCGTGTTGACGACTATGTTGACTGGGTCGTGGCTCACGGTCAGCCTGGCATAGCCATCACAGATCACGGAGCTATGGGCTCTGGATATGCTCTGCTTAAGGCTGCTTCTAAGGCTGGAATTAAGGGTATAGTTGGCATCGAAGCTTACATTGTACCTGACGCTAGCAAGCGAGTCAAGGGGGAGCGCAGAAGCCACGTAACTCTACTCGCAAAAAGCTGGAAGGGTTGTCAGAATCTCTTCAGGTTGTCGACCAAAGGTTGGACTGATGGCTTCTACAATCGTCCTCGTATTCAACCTAGCTTGTTGAAGGAATACAGCGAGGACGTAATCTGCCTGTCAGGTTGCATGGATTCTATGTTCGGTAAGACCAAGAATCCTCTTAAGCTCGGAGAGCAGATGGCTGAGATTTTTGACGGCAGATTCTTCATGGAAATTATGCCGACGAAGATCAAGATGCAGACTTACATCAACGAGACTGCGATTCACGTAGCGAACACACTAGGACTCCCGCTCGTCGCTACACCAGATTCTCACTATCTTCGTGACTGGCAACCGTATCATAAATACTACTTGGGAACAGGATCTAAAGGCAAGGTGTGGGAGTTCGACGACAACTGTTTCCATCCAATGACTCGCAATGAGATGGGCGGACTCCTCCTGGCGAACCATCCATACCTGTCTCAGATGGATATTGAGCGAGCTCTTGACGGTACGCTGCAGGTCTGCGATATGGTCGACATCCAAATGCCCCAGTGGAAGTCCCTCACTCCGCAGCCGTACGCAGGACTCACAGAGGGTGAGGAATACGAGAAGTTGCGAGAGCTCACCTACGCTGGTATGGCTATGTCGAAGTGGGATGGTAAACGCGATGACCCAAGATACACCGAGAGACTCGAATACGAGCTCAACTACATTCACGAACAAGGATTTGTCAGATATTTTCTCCTCATTGACGACATGCTTGAATTCGTTCGAAGAAGCGGTATCTTCTATGGTCCAGGTCGTGGATCCGCTGGTGGAAGCCTTGTCTGCGCTGCGCTCAGAATTACAGACCCTGACCCAGTTGCTCACGACCTTATGTTCGAACGATTCCTCGCACCAGGACGTGAGGAACCGCCAGACATTGACCTCGACTTTGAAGATTCCCGTCGACAGGAGATCAAAGATTATCTCATCGAAAAGTACGGTGAAGCAAACGTTGCATCGATGGGGATGTACGGCAATCTCGGGGAGAAGATGGTAATGCAAGACTTGGCTCGGTGCATGGACATCCCACGCGCTGAGGTAAACAAGGCTTCATCTCTCGTTACTCCAGGTGATAAAGGCAGCCAAAAGCTGGCTTCATCGTTGGCAATCGTGACAGACATTCTAGAGAACACCATCCCAGGAAAGCAACTGTGCTCAAAGTATCCTGATTTTGAGCCTGCATGCAAGCTTCTGCTCAACCGCAAGAGACAGCGCGGAGTCCACGCTTCAGGTGTTCTGGTGAGTCCGTTCCCATTGACAGACGCTATGCCACTTGACGTCCGTAACGGAGTCAAGTGCTCAGTGTTTGATGGTCATGAATGCATGGCGATGGGCTTCCTTAAGCTCGACATCCTTGGAATCAAGACACTCAGCATTATCCGTGAGGCTTGTGACCTCAGCGGAGTTACCAGAGACGACCTTCTGGCTCTTGACTACGCAGATCCAGCCATCCTTGCAGACTTCCATGAAGGAAAGACAAACGGTGTGTTCCAGTTCAATTCTCAGGGAATGACAGGTCTGCTGAAGGAAATCCCCATCAGCTCGTTCGATGACCTTGTCGCTGTGAATGCGCTTTACCGTCCAGGTGCTATGCGTTCTGGTCTGTTCCAGAAGTATGTGGACCGTAGAGCTGGTCGCGAAGAAGTCCCTTCTCTCCATCCGATATACGACGAAATCACAGAGAACACTGAGGGCGTACTCGTATATCAAGAGCAGATCATGCTCATTTTCGGTCAGTTGGGTAACTATGACCCACATGGCGTCGACAGAATGCGTGAGATGATCAAGCGTCAACCTGGTGTGGCGGTGTTTAACAAAGAGTTACCTGCTTTTCTTGATGGGGCTATGTCGCACGGCATGAGTGAATACGACGCTCGCAACTTGTTCCAAGAGATGGTCCACTTCGGCTCATATGCGTTCAACAAATCTCACGCATTCCAGTATACGCAGATTGGCTACTGGTGTATGTGGATGAAGCACTATCACCCAGTTGAGTGGTACTGCGCTCTTATGAACTGCGAGCATGAGGATGACAAGTTCCGTGCAGCACTCACGGATGCCATCCAGCATGGCGTAAGGGTGTTTTTGCCAGACCTTAATCACAGTGACCGTGAAAGCCGTATCGTTACGAACAAGAGTGGCTTAAAAGCCATTAAACTTGGTCTTAAGCATATCAAGGGAATGGGCGATAAGGCTGTCGATGACATCATTGAACATAGACCCTACAAGGACTTTGAGGACTTGTACAACAAGGTGACGAGACGTGTGGTCAACAAGCGTGTTCAGGAATCCATTCAAGCACTTGGTCTCATCGGTGCAGCCAACAGACCGTGGGACAGCGATTACCTCGTGTGGAGGAATCTGTATCCTCTACCTGTTAATCATCAGGCTTTGGCTCATCTTGACAGCATTTCTGGGTACAAAGAGATCCCCTGGATGGACATCGACTCGCTGTCTGGCAAGTCGGGTTCTGTGTATGTACGTGGTGTTATCACGTCTGTCAAGAAGAAGAACCGAGACGGTAAGAAGTCTGCCGTCATCCAGTTGAACGATTCAACAGGCACCATCGGAGTGTACGTCGGAGGAGACCTCCTCGAAGAACATAGTGATGATCTGAAGAGCGGGAACTCGTTCTTCTGTCGTGCAAGTAAGAACAGTGGTAACGACGATACGCTGTTCGCGAAGAAAATCATCGTCGTAGAAGGAGAGAACAATGGATAATGGTATACGTAGGAATGTCTATCCTATGAAGTGTCCTCACTGTGGAGTGGATCTGACGAACGGAGCTGGAGTCTTGAAGTACTCCGTCTCAGGTTGTCAGAAGCTTCGCATCAAAGGCAACGGATTATCTGAGCCAGTCGCTTTCGTTCGACCAGCTCCGATGTTGTCTCTGTGCGCGTCGTGTGGCGGTCGCATTATGACGACGCCAGCCATTCAGACTGAAGATGGCCAACTTGAAGTTCAGGTCTCGCAGCCTGGTAAAGATGAGGTAAATGACCTTCCTCTACCTATGGGTGGAAAAAAAGTTCCAGAAAAGAAAAATTCTGGTAAAAAATCGCCACGACATGGCGCATAATAATTACGACGACATGGCAGACGTCATTGTCGAACGTTGGAATCTGTGAGAAGGGATGAAAAGTGGTAAAGGTAAGTTGTATATCAGCCACTCCACAGCCGAAGAAGGTGATTGCTGCTGGTGTGCTGAACATGCGAGGGGATATGCGTCATTCCCTCGATGACATCTCTGATGCTGAGGCAGACGAGATTTTCAGTGAGATGCAGAAGACTGCTCTCAATGGCGTATTTGAGTGGATTACGCTGGTGTTTCAGATTGACGGCGTGTCTCGCGCGTTCACTCACCAGGCAGTCCGCCATCGTGTTGGCTTCAGTTTCTCCCAGGAGTCTATGCGATTCACAAAAGTCGAAGACATGGATGTCATCTGCGGTCCATCTGTGAAGACCGATGAGCAGAAGGCTCTCTGGACAGAGACGATGAATCAAGTCGAGGAAGCCTATCACAAGCTCATTGACGCGGGAGTGGAGACTCAGGACGCTCGTGGCATTCTGCCAACCAACGTGGTGACTCGAATCGGCATCGGTACGAACTATCGTGCTCTGGTTGGTCTCGCAGGAGACAGGCTCTGCCTTCAAGCTCAAGGCGAATGGCGAGAAGTCATCCGCCAGATGAAGGAGGAGGTACGTCGAGTCTGGGGAGATGACTTCGCAGACTACCTTGTACCCGTCTGCTTCCACGAGAAGCGTTGCAAGTTTGAGTCAATTTTCGACCGTCAATGCCCCATCCAGGAGAGATGGAAGTAGAGAGGAATTATCATGGAAAAGAACGGTGCCAAGGAAGAGATTATCAACTCGATTATGAATGTCGACAGAAGCCAATACCTGCGTTGTGAGGAAGCTGTAGCACGACTGATGTATGGTTTCGACATCCCGATTGAGTTTCAACTTAATCTCCTCGAGGATCTTCGTGAAGAAATTCGAAATGTTCTGGAGGAACGTAACTCTAAAGACAACGAACAATCCTTGTCGCTCGACGAGATCGAAAACGTCACCAAGGAGAAGCTCTCTCAATGGAGACGCGATGATGAGAGACGTGATCATACAATTCACATGATTGATGAGATCCTTAGTCAGATGTCCGATGATTGTGACTGTGGCAACTGCAATTAGCTCACGTTTGTGTGAGCGAGGGAGAGACCTTCACAGGTCTCTTCCTATCTCAGGAAAGGAGAGCAATGAAGATCATTGTTAGATATCACAACGGAGCTGGAAAGCTTGAGTGCCATGGTGTGTGGATTGACCTGTCTGCAAGTGAGGATGTAGACCTACACAAAGGTGAGGTGAAAATCATCCCCCTCGGTGTGTCTATGAAGCTACCTGAGGGTTGCGAGGGCATTCTAGCTCCCCGCTCTTCAACTTGCTTGAAGCACGGCATCCTCATGGCTAACTCAATCGGTATTATTGAGAACGAGTACTGTGGTAATGATGATGTCTGGGGATTTGCTGCATATGCAATTCGAGATACACACATTGAGAAGGGCACTCGCATCGCTCAGTTCCGCGTACTCCGTTCTATGTCAGACGTACAGATCATCCAGACAGATGATATGAACTGTGCATCTCGTGGTGGCTATGGCTCCACAGGTGAAGCTGCGAAGGAGATATGCCTATGATGACGATTAGATTGCAGGACATGACTGACGATGAGTACAAGCGTGTCACTGAATGCAAATGTCCTGGATGTGGGGGTAGAGGTCATGCTCGAACCAGCTATGGCAACATCACATCAACTGGTCGATGCGTAGACGTGGTGTGCGACAGTTGTGGAGCTGCGTGGTCCATCTACGCTTCAGGAGATGAGACGTGGGAACAGCAGCAGATTCCACTGCTAGAAGTGGATCCTCCAGAGAACATGTGTCCCTCAGCTGAGGACGTGGCTCTGGATGAGTTGCAACATTTGTCTGATAACAAGCTACGTCACATGAAGAAGAACGAGCTCATCTCCCTTGCCATTGATCTTGGCGAGGACGACATCGCATGTTTGAGCAAGCCTGAGATGACTGAAGCTCTCATTTCCATCCGTGATGTGAGGCGTTAGAATGGGCAAGAAGCTGAAAAATATACCGGACTGGTGCAAAGTCCTCGGAAAGAAATTATCTAGTGGCTGCATGTCTTCAGAGGGCGTTATTGAAGCTATTAAGCTAGACATAGATATGGTCAGCGAGGAATACGCCAGACGTAAATGGGAACGGATCGCAGAAGAGAAGAAGGGAGAGAGATGAACGGCATATCCATCTGTGGGCTGGTCGTTACAACTGTCGGAGTTATGTCTCTCATCGCCAGTTCTTCGACATCGCTGAAGGGTGATCCAGAATACACGTACAAAGCTGGAATTGCCTTGACTTGTGCAGGATTAATCATGATCTCAATAGGAGAAAGGTTCCTCTAATGAAAAGATTACTTCAATGGCTGGCTGTTTGCGTACTTGCAGTGCTAGTATTTGTTCCAGGTGTAGCTCAGGCTCAGACAGTGCCAACCACGATTACCAGCTTTAGAGTTACCGACAAAAACAAGCAGGACTTAACCTCTGCATTCACGAACCAAGACATCTACTTGACAGCGTCTTGGCAGGCACAAGGTGAAGTCCACGAGGGAGATACGTTCTCGTTAGCTATTCCCGATATTCTCGACTTCCCAGCAACTAACGCGGCCAGCTTCGACATCTACGCGCCAGACGGTGCCGTCATGGCAACGGCACAAGTGACTCCTGGACGCGTCACGGTCACTTATACCGCATGGGTTGAAGGCAAAGACCACGTACAGGGTACGCTATGGCTTGCTGCACACGTTAAGGCTGACGCTGCGGCAGGGACAACCACGCTAAGGCTTATTGATGAAGCAACGGGGCAGGTTGTCGAGACTAGCTTCGAGACAAAGCATTACGGCATCATCCAGCACGAGGTCATCGCAAAGTGGGGCGTCAAAACCGACCACGGCACGGTCGAGTGGTCAGTCAGACTCAACCACGCAGCGGAGTCACTTACTAACGTTGTACTAGAGGACACAGCACAGGACGGCACACGCATTATTCCTGGCTCATTTAGGCTCTATCGCGTTCATATGGACGCATACAGCAACATTGACCCTTCAAGCTGGGTTCGCATGGACGTTCCCGAGCCAACCATTAATGGCAATACGTTTACGTGGGACTTGTCCAGCGTTGATTTCCAAGGCAACCAATACTTCATGTACTACGAGACTGAAGGAACCGAGACGACATCGAATTCTATCCAGCTAAAGAGCCGCGAAACCACGCAGGGCTCACGCTATCAGTATGTTAGCCAAGATAGCGGTGGCAATGGTAACGGCGATAACCGACCACAGCCTACTCCCGAACCTGAGCCTGAAACGCCACCAACTCCAACGCCGACTCCTGAGCCTACACCAGACCCACAGCCAGTGCCGACGCCACAGGATAGTGACCCAGAGCCACAGCCTAAGCCAGAGCCTAAGCCAGAGCCAGCAAAGCCATCGAAGAAGGTAAGGAAGACCAAGAAATCTGCACTTCCAAGCACGGGTGACGACAGAAGTATTGCAGCTGTCGCTGGTATTGCAGCAATCGCTGTCGCATTCATCATTGTGAGCAAGCTTGTAAGGAAGTGAAGCCGTGAGAAACGTGAAAATCCTTCAAAAGTGGAACTATGAAAATCAGGCTTACGAGCCTTACGAAGTCCCAGATGACTGGAACGTCAAAAGCTATTCAGAGGATATGGACGAGATTGTCAATTGTTCTCATTGTGGGCGAAAAGTGACCTTTGGTAGTTGCTATACAAGCAGGGAGATACACACTCCAGGTGGATTTGGTTATGCTGTGTGTGGTGAATGCTATGACACAGAGAGGATAAAAGAAGAAGAGTGGAGATCAACAGAAAGGAAGAGTCACAAAGATGCCTCCTAGAACGTATAGAACGAGACGTCGTCTAAGACATAAAGGAAATTGTCCTGCATGCGGAGCAATTCCGTCTAATTGGCTCAAAGTACCAAAAATGACCATCGTAGACTTGGCAACAATCTCTACAGAAGAGCTTGTACCGGCTGACTGTGCTGATAATTATGATCCAAGAGACATTTTCCGCTGCCCAAGATGCAACTTTATGGGGCGTGTCTCAGAGCATCCAGAGACTTCAGAGGAGTATATCGACTGGGATGATTGGGAATATTCACCAAAATACTGCCCTAACTGTGGTGAGAGGATGGTGAACGATGCCACTGATGCAGAAGCCTAGCAGAGGTAAAGACTCGACTGGCGTGAACGTGTTACAAGGCATTCTAAGCCGTCCTCATCGCGGAGTCCTTGCCCTTGACCCAGGAGGTACAACGGGGTGCGCCTGGAGCTACAGGAACGCCAAGAACGTAGGATATTCGATGGTACCTCACGATGATACCCTAGCCTGGATAGAGAGCTTCCTTAAGAACGCTGGCGGTTCCATCCAGGTGGTCGTCATCGAGAAGCACATTCCTCGTATGGGAGTCACTATGGGTCGTGAAGCTACCATGACTATGGAGCTGGTCGGAGGTTGCGCAGCAGTCGCAGAGCGCAATGGCTGCGAAGTCGTATGGCATACCGCGTCTCAAATGAAGACGGTACCTTGGTGCAACCTCGGCAAGGGCGTCCACGCTAAAGATGCAGCCAAGCACCTTGCCAGGTTTCTGCTCGACGACGCTGGAGCTAACGGACTTATCGAGCTCTAATTCTGAAGATATTGTGGAGCCTTAGAATGGCTTCTAACAAGAAAACACCGCTCGCTCATACAAGCGCAGCGGTGTTTCTTTAATTCTCTTTAAAACGGATTTTAATCACAGAAATTAGTCATCTTTGCCATCCTCGGAGTCCTTGTAGTCAAGAGTGGAGTCCTCTCTGCAGGACTTCTCTGGCCAACCTTCGGCTTCCAGGTCTTCAAGCGCAACGACGATTCCATCGTAGAGCTCGTTCGGCATGACGTCGTACAACGAGTGAACAACATACAAGGGAACGTCGTATTCCTCTGCGAGTTCGCGGATGCGAGCTTCGTCCTCCTCTGGAATGCGTTTCATGATCGAGATCCTTTCTCTTCAGTCGTTAGTCATGTTCGAGGCAGATGTCTATGATTCTCGCACGATCAGCGATATACGAGCCTTTGTGGAATCTGATGGCTTCAATAGCATCCTCTTCGTTGGCTTTGCTGCCTGCACGATGCGAACTCTTGTACGAGACTCCTTCTTGGATATTGTTGATACGATAAAACACTGTGTAAGTCCTTTTCATAATGTAATCCTTCCCTTTCCGCTACTCGGTAACAATCTTGCCTTCAGAGAGCTTCTCGTTGCTCCAACGGTACTCTACTTCAGTCTCCTCGTACATTAATCTGTTGCAGAATTTTACCAAGCGGTTGAGACGGTCGAGGTTAATCTCAGCCCAGTCGGTACAGCAGTTGTACATGTCTGTGACGTAGTATGACCACGTTCCTTCCTCAGATGAATACCTTGCAGCAACGTCGACCCAGTCGTCATTAGCTGTAGGTCCATCCTTGTATTGGACGATAAAGTCCTGGTCGTCTTCCTCAATGTAGAAATCTTTTGATAGGCTCAACATGCTCAGTGATTTCTTAATGCTCATTTTAATCTCCTCTCAGGGTTGGAAGAGAGCGGGACTCCACGTTCCCACTCTCTGGTTTCGCGAGACTCTACTTCGTGATCTCCAGGTTTTTCTCGTGCTGCTCAGGGAGCTTGACGAGCAGGTCATATAGTACATCTCCGTAAGCCTGAACTTCGTTGCGGTAGATGCTGTTGTCCCAGGAGGAAGCATCATAGATATCCTGGCCACCGACGAGGGAGTCGAACATGCGACGCTTGTTGCTCTCCTCGTTGAGGCATGCCTGCCAATACTTCCAGACGAGCGTGACGATGGTGTTGTCATGGTAGTAATTCTCAGCGTTCATAGCCAAACGGTCAACGGCAATACTGCCTACCCAGTGGTTGGCGAACTCGAACAGAGCAGTGGTGAACTCTCCGAAGCTTACCTCAGCGATGATGGCGTTTGGTACTGGCTTGGAGTCGGACGTTGTCTCTGAAGATTTCATGATGTTCTCCTTGTCGTTGGATGCCTCAGGGCTCTTTTCCTCAGCGAGGTACTCGAAGTTGGATGCTGCAATGTGGGCAAGCTCGCGGATGCGCTCGTCGCTGACGTGAGAGAGCATGCGCTTGTCGAGCTCAGCGAGACCCTCCATGGCATAATCAATTGCTTCATCCAGTGTGATAGAAGTGCGCTCACCCCAAGGAATAGTCTTATCCTCAATGGCATTCTCGACGCCACCGAGCTCTTCTTCCATAGCGGTGATGATTTTCTTCTCGGACAGGTTTTTGCCAATACGGTCAGCAAGTGGGGTGAATACTGTCATTTCAGTTCCTTTCGAAGTCGTCTTCCCCTTATGGGGCTAGGAATATTATGCGCCATAATTGTTCAACTTTCATCGGGAATTTGAAAAATAATAAAAATATTTTTGGAAATGTCATTAATGTGGTCAAATACAAAAAGGTAAAAATTAGATATAAAAATATGATAATTCTAGTAAGTAATAATAAAGAAAAGAGGGATAATATAAAAGGAGTCTATCTAAAATCAATAGGAATGTGGTGATAATGACGGTTAACAGGCAAAAGAAAAATGTGAAGGCTTCGAAGAAGAAGCCTGAAGTCAAGAAGCAAAAGCCTAGATACACGAAGGACAATCCACATCCTAAGCACCTTGAGGATCCCGAACATTTTACGTATTGGGGTACACCTCGTTGTCAAGGCAGAAATCCTCGTACTGGAAAGCAATGCACGAAGGGTGCTACGGTAGACGGGAAGTTCTGTGCTGTGCACACTGACATAGAAGAAGCAGCAGCTAAGGGCGGTTATCATATGTTCGACGAAGTGTCGGACAAGATAATCGCCTTTGTGCGTCAAGGGTATACGTTCACAACAGCATCCGCAAGAGTGGGATTGAATCCTCGTACCATCACGGAGTGGCGTCGTCGTGGCAAGGAAGAGATGGCTCGCGGACAAGAAGGCAAGTATGCTAAGTTCTGGTGTGAATTGGAAGAAGCACGTATCTTCGCCTGCTCACTTGTTGAGAATGCCCTGTTCTCAGCTGCTATCAACGGCAACGTCTCCGCTATGATCCGTTACCTGGAATGCCGTATGCCTGATGTGTGGAATGCCAAGCGTGTTATGGAGATCTCCGTCGAGACTAAACACAAGCTCGATGTGAATTACCAGATAGACGTGAAATCCTTAACAGATGAACAACTCCGCGCTAAAGTAAAAGAAATTGCAGAAGCTGTCGACATCACAGTGGGAAAGAACGTAGATCAAGCTGCGCTTCCTCCAATTCCCGTACAAGACGCGGAGGTGACAGATGCCTAAAAAGAACGACATCGTCAAAAGACTTGGCACTCCAGCGAAGGATACCTTCACCGTCCAGGAGAGCGCTGAGGACAAGCAGAACCCCCTTGATATCAAGAATGTGCCTGACATGGTCAGACAGCTCGAAACAATCAGACGTGAGCTTGCTCTAAGACATCTCCTAGACTACACATTATACATGGATGAGAACTACAAGATAGGTCGTCACCACAGGTTAATCGCAGCTCAGCTAGAAGCTACCATCAATGACGTAGTGGCTATTCACGAAGGTCGTATGAAAGAGTCTGAGAGCGATAACCTGCGCGTCATGATCTTCATGCCACCGCGCCACGGCAAGTCCCGTCTTGTCTCCCAGGAGTTCCCTGTGTGGGGTATGGGCAACAACCCATGGATGACGTGGATGCTCACGTCTTACTCTGCAGACCTAGCTCAGGAGTTCGGTCGCATGACGCGTAACAAGATGCGAGACAGCGAAGACATGTTCGGCGTCAAGCTCGCAGAGGATGCAGCTCGTGCAGACAGATGGGGACTCGAAGGAAGCCACGACAATGGCATTGTTGCTGCAGGTGTTGGTGGCGCTATCACGGGTAAGGGTGCCCACATCGCCATCATCGACGATCCTATTAAGAACTACGAAGAAGCTTCCTCCGAGACGGTAAGACGCTCAGCCTATAACTGGTACCAGACTACGCTGCGTACTCGTCTTGCTCCAGGAGGTGCCGTCATCGTCGTCATGACGCGCTGGCACCAGGACGACCTTGCAGGACGTCTTCTTGCGGACGCTGAGAAGGGTGCTGACAAGTGGAAGGTGCTGTCTCTGCCAGCTCTTGCTGAGGGCAACGATCCACTCGGTCGTGAGGACGGAGAAGCTCTCTGGCCAGAGATGTACGATGAGACGTCGCTGGAGCGTACGCGCATTGCTATGGGCAGCTACATGTTCAATGCTATGTACCAGCAGCACCCCAGTCCTCCAGACGGTACAATGTTCCGCAGGAAAGACTTTCGTTACTGGGAACTCGTCGACCATACGTACGTCCTACACAGAGACACAGGAGACGAACGATTCGTACCTGAGCAATGCTGGCACTTCCAGACGGTCGATCCGACTGCCTCAGCCAAGACTACAGCAGACTGGTTCGTATGTTCCACGTGGATTGTTACTCCGAAGAACGACCTACTCCTGTGGGACGTGTTCAGGGCGCAGATGGAAGGAGCCGAGCAACCAAGGCTTCTGCTGGACCAGTACAGACGGTACATGCCGACCTGTATGGGTATCGAGGTTAACGGCGTAGGTCGTCCTGTCTTCCAGATGCTCCGTAACTCTGGTGTACCTGTGATGGAACTCAACGCCACCAAGGACAAAGTCACAAAGGCAATCCCCATGGGAGCTAGATACGAGAGCCACAAGGTATTCCATCGTATGGGTGCCGCATGGCTTGGAGATTATGAGGATGAGCTGGTCGGCTTCCCTATGGGTGCTCACGATGACCAGGTAGACACGGCATCGTACGCTGCAATACTAACCCAAGAGCTCGCTAGTCGTAGGACTGGCGCTTCACTGGTCGAGCTCGACGTACCTAATATCATCTCGCCAGTGTAGGAGGTTAACATGGTAATGGACAAGAATCACCCTCTGCTGAGGATAGCCAATGGACTGAGTGGAGGTCAACTCAACAGCCTGAGTGAAGCTGTTGAACTTTACGGTCAGATGGCGTTCACTGAGCACAGCAACAATGAGCTGCTGCAGGAACGCATCGCTGAGCTTGAGCTTGCCCTTGACGACGTAGGCTACGAGCGAATCGGTGATTCGAACTTCGATAAACAGTTCACCAAGGCATCCATCGACAAGATTGCTGCTATGGCTAGAGTGTATTGGTTGAAGAATCCTCTGATCAAGCGAGCCGTAGCTACCCAAGCGAACTACGTGTTCGGTCAGGGTGTTGACGTGGTGGCTGCTGACGAGGACGTACAGACGGTTGTTGATGCTTTCATGGAGGACTCGAAGAACCGCGCTGAGCTCACAGGTGAACAAGCTATGCTGACGAAGGAGACTGAGCTCCAGGTCACCTCAAACCTGTTCTTCACGTTCTTCACAGATCCACTCAACGGTGCCACTCGCGTACGTACCATCCCACTGAGCGAGATCACGCGTATTATCTACAACCCAGACGACAGCAAGGAACCCTGGTATTACTACCGCCAGTGGCAGCAACCTAAGGAAGCAGGATCTCAGAAGTACGAGATGCACCAGGCAATGTACCCTGACATCAACTACATGCCCAAGGGAGGTCTTCCTAAGCACTTCAATGGCATTGAGGTAATGGCACTCAACCCAGTATACCATGTGAAGACCAACTGTCTGTCGGACATGGAATACGGCGTAAGCGAAATCTATGCAGCCATCGACTGGGCTAAGGCTTACAAGGACTTCCTCGAGGACTGGTACACCATTGTCAAGAGCCTGTCTAAGTTCGCTTGGAAGGCCACAAGCAAGTCTGGTGCCACAGGTATGGCGCAAGCTAAGCAAGTCCTTGAAGGTGCCATTAACGGTGGTTCTAACCCCATGAACAGTGATCTCCCAGGGCAGGCAGCTCAGGTATGGATGTCCTCAGATAACTTCGACCTAGCTCCTATGCCTAAGAGCGGTGCTACTGTAGCAGTAGACGATGGTCGTCGTGCTCTGCTTATGGTGTGCGCTGCTACAGGTATTTACGAGCACTACTTCGGAGATCCAAGTACAGGCAACCTTGCCACGGCTAAGGCTATGGAACAACCAATGCTCCTCATGTTCCAAGAGCGTCAGGAGCTCTGGACTGATGTGTTCAACACCATCCTTGGGTATGTCGTCAATCAGTCGGCTCTGAAGCCTGGTGGCAAGCTGAGGGGTGTTATGTCGTTCAACGATTATGGCGAGTCCTATGTCGACATGGGTGACACTGACCGCTCGGTTGACGTGAAGTTCCCTCCTATCCTCCAGGAGGACGTCAATGAACGCATTGATGCTATCGTGAAGAGCGTGACTCTGTCAGGTCAGACTCCTGCCAACACCATCGACCTCAAAACTGCTACTACCCAGATGCTCACTGCACTCGGCGAGGATACAGACATCGTCGATAAGCTGTTCCCTGATGATCCAAAGAGCTGGGACGAAGTCGAAGACGAGAAGCAACAGAAGGCTCTGGAGATTGCTATGGGTCAGCAGTCTGCTGCAGACCAGCAAGCAGCTCAAGCAGCTAAGGCTTCCAAGGCTATCGACGATGCAGAAGAGGACGCCAAGGCTAAGAAGGACGGCAAGACTCCTGAGGAACGAGCTGCAGGTGAAACGGAAGAGTCCTATATCAGCATGCTCGACAGGATGGTCTCTGAGCTTAGGGAACGGGGAATCTAATGGCTGAGCCGTACGGAACAATAGCGAAGTATCGCAGTGCCCTAGCCATCAAGAAGCACAATGCTCTCATCCAAGCGTGGGCTTCTCCTATGGCTTTGGACGTTGCTACGGTGTTCTGGGCTACGTGGAAGGGTATCGAAGACCGTCTTCCAGTCGGAGAAGATATCATCGAATCTGAAAAACCTCGTGATTCACGTGACCTAAAGAACAAATATAGCGCGATAATAAGAGTAGAGGTCCAGCGACACACACCTGAACTCCAACGAGTCGTAGAGGATTACCTCTATCGTGTGTGGCTTGCTGGAGCGGTTGAGCAATCCCGCGACCTCGGATGCACTGGATGGTTCCTTTCATCCCTGTCGAAGTCGTCAACTCCATCTGAGTCCGCCAGTGTATCCGAGGATCCCTTACTCCAGGAATCTGAAAAATTTTATGTCCTTGGTAAAGACCCTACGGGGGTTCTAGAGATCGGTGTCTATGTCGGCTCAAACGGCAAAGCTACATATGGATGTAGAGGCACATTAGATGCTCACGCGCCCGTTAATAAATGGTCACCTACAAATGGAGATACAGGAAAACAAGTGAGCTCGGGAGACTTAGACCCTTCCGATGCTCATTATTCTTCTGGAGCAGAACACACTACCATTCAGACTGTAAAACAGGGAGGTTCTGCTCTTCCTGGAGCTAAGGATGCTCTGAAAAAACTGTGGATAGATCCCCAGACAAATACTAAGTCTAAAACGAAGAAATCTTCTCATGGAGTTAACGTCAAGGCTGACAAGACTGGATGGGTATCTCTCCCAAATCTACGAGCACGAGCATATGCTAAGAAGCATGCAGCTGAGGCAGTCACGCAGATCAACGACGTCACTCGCAAGGAGATCGCACGTATTGTGAATGATGGCGTGAAGTCTGGTACGTCTTATAATGATATAGCCAAGGCCATCAAGTCTAAATTCGAAGAGTTCGCAGTACCTTCTCCACAGAAGCACATACCTAATCGTGCTGTCCTCGTGGCCGTTACCGAGCTTGCTAATGCATATTGCGAAGGTAACGCTCAGGTTGGTGACTACCTACAGAGCAATGGAGTCAAAATGATGAAGGCTTGGCAGACTCTTGAGGACGATCGCGTGTCTGACGGTTGCAAGGAGAACGAGCAGGCTGGTTGGATACCTATCGACAAAGAGTTCCCCAGTGGTCATATGCACCCACCACGTTTCCCAGGATGTCGATGCGACTTCATGCAAGAGATTCTAGATGAAGATCTCCTCGGCAAGCCAATCAGTGCCTTGTACGGTAAGCAATACACAGATGGTGCCGTAAAAGATGTCATGAAGTCTCCAGAGAAGACAGTCTCGTCGAAGCTTCAGCAAGTCGATCCTGAGGACGGGACAAAGGCTGGTAAGGCTGCTGCTGAACGTGCCGATGAATCTAACACTCCTAACTGGGAGGACTGGGATCTGAAAGGCATAAACAAAAAGATCGACGATTCTGTAAGAGAAGAATATCTTGATAAGGTAACGTATGCATTCGAAAGAGGAGACTTAGAGACGTTCATCTGTTATGGAGGAAAAAAGATCCCTGAAGCTGTTAGTTTAATCAGGGATAAAAATGCTTCTTTCTCTTCGATGAAAAAGACTCTGAACAAATCTCTTAGAATTTACACGGGGGGTTACTATGAGGATATGAATGAGTATCTTAGAGGAGGTCGCAAGAGGGACTTCTCTCCGTATGAAGATAGGGTAGAGGAGATCGTAAATCACGTTAATAATGCAGAGAAAGCTATCAGAACATACGGAGTGACGACTCAGCCTATAGTGGTGAACCGAGGATTCGATGGTCATTTCTGGGATTCCTGGAAAGAAGGAGAGACTAGACAACTTCCAGAGTTCCTCTCGACCTCTGTGAAGAGATCAGGCTTTGGGGGCAGGAACAAAGTACATATCTACATCCCACCAAACAAAGGGTGTGGAATCTACGTAGATGGAGAGTCTCTGCATGATAACGAATGGGAATATCTCATAGCTCCTGACTCGAAGTTTAAAGTGCATCATATTGAAGTGAACGAAGAAAAGGATACTTGTGAATACTGGCTGGAGCTAATCCCTTAAGGAGAAACAATGACCGATACATGGCACTACAAGGATTCACCTTCTACAGGAGTGAAGATCAAAAAGCCTAAGCCTACGAAGCAGCCGATTTGCCTGTTATGTAAGCACTTCGGAGGTATTTTGTCTGACGGTAAAGCGTATTGTAAGGCTTTCCCAGATGGCATTCCAGACAAGTTCTGGGACGCTAAAATCGACCATACAGCACCATATCCTGGTGATAACGGTATCACATTCGAGCCTTAATGCAGGTAATCCTCACTGTTCCAGATGGAACCCGTGAGGATTTCTTTCTAGAAAGAAGGATAATACTCCAAGAATGCGTCGCATGGCTGTTCAAGACCCCTCTCCGTGCGACGTGTTCCGCATAAGAGTGTGTGACTCGGTTGGAGGTGAACATGGATAACATCACATTCTTGGGATCGTTGCTTACTGAAGCGACCAACACCTCAGGCAAGTACCCTGTCAAGGTCATTCAGCCTGGATGGGGATCTTCTGGCTACTATTCTAATGATGTTCTAGCTGCTTCTGCCAGCCTTTTCGAAGGCGCACAGATGTTCTGGAACCATCCAAAATCCTCCGACAACTATGAACGTCCTGAGCGAGACCTCCGAGACCTCGCTGGAGTACTTACGAACGTTCGTTACGAGGAATCCAATGCATCTGGTGCAGGTATCTACGGAGATGCTATCGTGTTCGACGCATTTCGTGAGACTCTTGACGAGATTGCACCATACATCGGAGTATCTATTCGCGCAGGTGGCAAGGTTCACGAAGGTGAAGCTGAAGGTCGTGGAGGTCTGCTGGTAGACGAGATCAACCTCGTCCAGTCTGTAGACTTCGTCACTCGTGCTGGAGCTGGCGGTAAGGTCCTTGCACAGTTCGCTGAGGCAGCGCGTCCCATCGAGATTTTAGAAGAGAAAGAAAAGGAGAACAACATGGAGCTTGAGGAAGCAATCAAGACCATCGGCGAGCGAGACGAGACTATTAACGGTCTCAACAGTCAGCTCACCGAAGCTCAGGGTACCATTGAGACACTCTCCCAGGAGGTATCGCGCCTGTCTGAGGCGCACATGCTTGCTGAGTGTAGTGCCATCGTTGCAGCTGAGTTGAAAGAGAGCGACCTCCCTGAGGTTACCAAGGAACGTATCCAGCAGGAGTCTGGTAAGTTCATGGCGACCAAGGTTGAGGAAGGCGAGAAGAGTGCTGAGAAGAAGGTGCTCGACCAGGAGAAGGTTAAGGAATCCGTCCAGGAAGCTATCAAGGCTGAAGCTGAGTATATCAGCAAGCTATCTGGTGGCATTAACATCTCTGGTATGGGTTCGAATGGTCACGAGGATGGCGGTAAGCTCGAAGAAGCCGTCGATATGACCGATGCCTTCAAGGCTATGGGTCTTACTGAGAATGCAGCTAAGATTGCTGCTAATGGCCGTTAAGGAGTAAACATATGGCTAAGAACTTTGTTCAGGTCGGCGAGAACCTGACACTCCCAGTCGACAAAGCTGTCAAGAGTGGCGAACTCGTCCAGGTCGGTGAGATTGTCGGTGTCGCATTGACTGATGCTAAGACCGATAACGGTACCAACTACTACACCACCCTTGCGACTACTGGCGTATGGGAGTTGACCGTTACCGCGACTACTACAGTCGGTGGTGTTGTTTCTGTCAAGCCTACTGGTGGTACCAAACCAATCGCTGTCGGTTTTGCTACCAAGGCAGTGACCATTACAGGCTCTGGCAAGGCTCCAGTCTTGCTTAACCTTGGTCTTGCTCACGTTGCTACTGCTTAAAGGAAGGTATGAATAATGGCTGAATTTCTTGAGCTCGTAGAGAGCATCAATTCCGAAGCAGCTTCCGCTGAGAAGCTCTTCGGTGGCGAGGGCATGCGAATCACCCCTCGTAACAACCCTGAGTACAAGAAGGGTCTTGCTGAGGCAGCGAACCTGTGCGCTAACCTGATTCAGCGCGGTTCTAAGCTGGATATGTATCGCTTCCAGGAAGCTATGTCCACCAGCGATTTCCCTGTCTACTTCGGCGACATTCTCGACCGACAGATTCTTGCTTCATACGCTGAGGCTCCTCAGACTTACACCCAGTGGGCTAAGGTCTCTGAGGTCTCCGACTTCCGTCCTGCTAAGCGTTATGCTATGGACGGTGGCGAGGGTCAGCTGAAGCCTGTTGACGAGCTGGGCGAGTACCAGGCTGTCCGTCGCTCCGAGAGCCAGTTGTCCTTCTCTGTGAAGAAGTTTGGTGCTCGCTTCGATCTCTCCTGGGAGTCGATCATCGACGACAACCTAAATCTTCTCACCGACCAGCCAACTCGTTTCGGCAAGGCTGCTCGTCGTACCGAGGAGAAGGAGTGCACCAACCTTCTCATGAACGACACGTTCTTCTCTGCTGCGAACGACAACGTTCTCTCCTCCAATCCTCTGACGGTTCAGAACCTCCAGAAGGCTCTTGAGAAGTTCACCAGCCGAGTTGACTCCGACGGTGAGCCTATCATGGTTGGTCCTGCAATTCTCATGGTTCCTCCTGCGCTTGAGGTCACTGCTAACAACATCCTCAACGCTTCTGAGTTCCTTGCTTGGGATAACGGTCAGGAGTCCTTCCAGATGCGTACAAACAACTGGCTGAGTGGCAAGCTCAAGCTGGTCGTTAACCACTATCTGCCTGTACTTGACAAGGCACATGGCTCTGACGCATACTACCTGCTTGCTGATCCTAACGATGCTCGTGGTGCAGTCGAGTTCGCATTCCTGCGCGGTCACCGTTCACCTGAGCTGTTCATGAAGACTCCAAACGCTGTGAGCGTTTCTGGTGGTTCTGTTGGCACTATGACAGGTGACTTCGACCATGATGCTATCGGTTACAAGGTTCGTCATGTCATGGGCGGTACCGTCATCGATCCTAAGTGCGCTCTCAAGTCTACGAAGTAGTGAGGAATCTCTATGGGTCAGTACGCTGAATCTGTCAGGTTGGTAAGGCTTCTCACAGGCGACAAGGCTGCGGGAGAATACATCTTCACAGATGATGAGATGGAGTCGTTCCTTGAGCTGAGCAAGGGCAACGTTTACTACGCTGCTGCTGACGCTCTTGACGCCATTGCATCCAATACAGCGTACACACTCAAGGTGCTGACTATTCTTGATGTTACGACAAACGGACAGGCGACTGCGGAAGCCATTCGAGCTTCCGCAGCTGCTCTCCGTGCTAAGGCTGATGCAGATGCTGCGAACACCATTGTTTGTGGTGTTGCCAATGTGATTCAACCTGAACTTCCTACCCACTGGAGACCATGGTGGGAGGCATTGGCATGAAGCTCCTAGGGTACGGATGGCAAGAGCTTCTCCAGGGCTACTTCGACCATACGGTCACGTTTTACAGACCTACGAAGAAGCAGGACTCAACTGGTCAGCAGATTGATGACTACGAACAAGTCTACGATCTGTCTGATTTGCCATGTGCAGTAGGAAACGTGAGACTGGCGAGGACTAGTAATACTCAGTCTAGCTATGGTGCAGAAGAGTCAGGCATTCGCATTCTCATCGCGAATGCCCATCCTGAAATTGAAGTCGGATGGAAGGCTATAATCGACCATCTGCATGACGAGCCATACTTCGTTGAGGAACGCACTCCTAACCAGTCTGCAGACGTGAGCGAGATTCCCGTGAGTAGGTGGCACTAATGGCAAAGAGCTCTGGCGGCGTTTCTGTATATCTCGACAGCAAGAAGACTCAGCAGGTACTCTCCAAGTTTGAGTACATTGATGAGCAATCATTGCCGACTGAACTGAAAGCTCTCTTGGCTGGATCCCAGACGGTTGTCAACTCAGCTAAGCGTCGAGTGCCGAAGAAGACAGGTACGCTTTCTCGTTCTATCCATGCTGAAGTTGAATCCGATGGAGTGCTCGTTGGTACTGACGTGAGCTACGCTAAGTATGTTGAGCAGGGAACTGCGAGGATGAAGGGACGTCCTTACCTCCAGCCTGCACTCACAGAGAGCACGACTCGTATTCAGAACCAAGTTGCGAAGGCAATGCAACAAATGCTCGCGAGTAAAGGAGAATAAATGGCTGACATGGCAACAGCTACACAGTTCGACGTTGGTGAACTACTACGAGGGATCATCATTAGCGACGCTAAGATGGCTTCTAAGGTAGGGTTACGTGTATACCCAGGCGAGCTGCCAGACACCACGTCATACAAGCCTAATTCATCCGATTTGCCAGCCATACATTATTCACTGATCAGTGACTTGGAGTCAGATGAGGCTCCAATTTCTCGTTCCAGCTGGCAGTTCACTGTCGTTACGAACACTCAAGCGGAGCTTCAAAGCACCTGTGGAGCACTGAAAGAGCTGCTTAACAGGTATAAAAACGACCGTATTCGCTATGTTGAATATGTAAATTCGTCCTATGAATGGGATACGGAAACGAAAACTCCGTACGCCCCGATGACCTTCAGGGTCATTTTCTACTAGAAAAGGAAGGTGTAACTATGGCTCAGACTACCGTTCAGCATCCTGAGACTATCCGTTTTGGCTCTGGTCGACTGGAGATTGGCAAGTCTATTGACAGCCTTGTCGACGTTGGTGCACTCACTGGCGTCCACTTCACTCATGACCTTGGTGATAAGGTCACTATTAACAGCGATAACGCTGGTGTTATTCTTGAGCGAGCTGGTAAGCAGACCGCTAAGATCGAAGCAAACTTCATGGAGATCAACCTCGATACGCTCGCTGTCTATATGGGTGGCGTCAGTAAGCTCGAGAGGGTTGATGGTACCCAGCAGATTGTCACCAACGAGGAGCACACTCTCAAGGGAACCACGTTCATCAGACTCAACAAACCTATGGGCAATGGCACTGAGGTCACTATTGACTCTGTGAAGAAGAAGAATGGTCCAAATGCTGTTAAGGACACAGATTTCATCGTCGCTCTTGACGCAGACGGCTACACTTGCATTGCTCGCAAGAGCAGCTCAACCGTCCTCACAGACGGCTCCGCCATCCAGGTGTCCTACAAGTATACTCCTGCGGCATACAAGAAGCTCAGCTTTGGTGGTCTTAAGAAGCTTGATGCTAACGTTGCACGCATCACCAACTTCGACAGCAAAGGTCGAGCATTCTCCATCACGGTATACAAGGCTACTGCTGATACTGGTATCGAGATTGAGTTCAAGGCTGACGATGCAGACGAGACGAACGTCGTTCCTATTGCGCTCGTTGGTACTGAGGATACTTCTCGTGCTACAGGTGACCAGTTGTTCGTCATCGAAGATCACCAGATGTAATCGTTTACTGATGTTTTCAGACTGTTTTCCGTTTTAAGAGAAAGGCTAACGGCTATGGCTAAGTACCTCAACCTTGACAAGATTGTCCCTGAGGAGCAGATCCTCGAGATCGCAGGACGTCGATTCGATATCTCTCAGGTGCCTGCACGCAAGACTACTGAGCTCATCCGCGTAGGCGCATGGGCTACTTCTGACGAGATCAAGAACGATCCTTCGAAGAAGTATGAAGCGTACGAGAAGGAAATGCAAGCTCTGCTCGATGTTCTTGGTGAAGACCAGGACGGCAATCCAGCGGAGTTCGACTGGGTAATGGACAACGTCACCAATGCTCAGTTCACAGCTATCCTCGACTTTGTTGCTGAGTGTATTCGTGGCGAGAACAACGAAGTCGCTGACGGTGAAACGCCTGCAAATTTTACTCCGAGCAGAGCTCAGCGTCGTACAAAGGCGAGGAAGAAGTAGACCTGGGAAGGATATTTGCGCAGGTATGTCTTGTGTATCACTGGACGCTAGATTACCTGCTTGACTGCTTGACCCTTCCGCAGGTCGCGTTTTTCTATAATCAAGCAGTTTTGTTCTACAATCCAGACTCGGATCCGAAGCCAGATAAGAAGAAATTCCGTGAGGCATACGGTGAAAATGAAAAGATTTCTAGGTAACGAAGGGAAGTGGCAGAGATGCTTCTAGATACGCTAATGGTAAAGATCTCAGGAGATGCATCAGGTCTGAGCTCTGCCACTTCCAAAGCTAAATCCGACCTAGGAGATCTTGGAGATTCAGCTGATGGAGCTGGAGGTAAGTTCTCATCCCTCTCCAGTCTGATTCAAGGCTCAGCTTTTGGTAATATTATCGCAGACCTGGCTCAGACTGCCATCAGCAAACTGGGTGATCTGTCCTCTGAAGCTGTTGAAGCATCAGACTCTACACAGAAGTTCGTATCAACGCTGAACTTCGCAGGTCTCGATTCCTCTAAGATTGATGAGCTTACAGCATCTACACAGAGATATGCAGACGAGACTGTGTACGGTCTGTCCGACATTCGAAGCATCACAGCTCAGCTAGCTTCAAATGGTGTACCTAACTATGAGAAATTGGCTGAAGCTGTAGGTAACTTGAACGCTGTCGCTGGCGGTACTGCAGACACATACAGGTCTGTAGGTATGGCACTTACTCAGACAGCTGGTCAGGGTAAACTCACCACGGAAAACTGGAATCAGTTAGCAAATGCTATCCCAGGTGCGTCTGGCAAGCTCCAGCAAGCCTTACTTGAAGCAGGAGCATACACAGGTGACTTCAGAGAAGCAATGGCTGCAGGAGAAATCACTGCAGATGAATTCAATCAAGCGATTCTCCAGCTAGGTCTCACAGACGCAGCTAAGGAAGCTGCTACGGCAACCACCACTTGGGAAGGTGCATTCGGAAACCTTGAAGCAGCATGCGTCAACTTAATGGCGCAGGGTCTTGACCTCATTAAGCCTGCAGCGACTGGAGCTGTCAACGGTTTGACCGACGCCATTTCTACTATCCCGAACGCAATCGGCGGCATTGGTAACGTATTTGGCCAGATTGTCTCAGGTCTCGAAGAGTTCGAGACTGAAGCAGGTGAAATCCCTACTGCGGGAGACGCTGTACGAATCGCCATAGATACTATTGGTCAGGCTGCAGGACTGACGCTTGATCAGATTGACCCCATAGCGTCGTCTGTTGCTTCGCTCTTCGATACGGTTCAGTCGTCTGTGTCTGAAATGGGTTCTACCATTCAGTCGAATATCTCTCCGTTTGTATCTGCTCTTCAGGGGTTAGGCGATGCTGTATCTGCAAATGTTCTGCCTATGATAACTGCTATGATCGGGTATTTCTCTCAGTTTAGCTCAATGCTCATTGCAGTGTTTACCCCTGTAGCTAACACTCTCATTCCTATAGTGATCCAAATTGGCACCATGATTATTCAGCACGTGACGAACATTATAAATGTCGTCATGCCTGCGATTACGAGCATCTACAACTTGCTCACCCAGGTGATGGCTGCTATTCAGCCTATCGTTGTTGGTGCAATGACGTTCATCATGGGTATCGTGAGCGCAGTATGGCCATCAATTCAGAGCACCATCGAAGGTGTTATGAATATCATCCAGGCTGTGATTTCTACAGTGATGGGGGTCATTCAGGGCATCATTCAAGTCATTCTTAGTGCGATTCAGGGCGACTGGAGTGGCGTGATGGAAGGTCTCCAACTGATTGCAAGCTCAGTGTGGGATGGCATTCAGGGTGTCATTTCTGGTGCTATTCAAGCAGTTCAAGGCATTATTTCCTCTGTTCTTAGTGCTATTCAAGGCATCTGGAATGGAGCTTGGAACGCCATTAGCTCAATCCTAAGTAGCGCATGGGATGGAATCACCAGTGGTGTAAGCTCGGGAATCGATTCTGTCGTCAGCTTTGTGAGTGGTCTCCCTGGTCGTATCACCGGTGCGCTTGGAGATCTTGGAAGTCTTCTCCTTAATGCTGGTAAATCCATCATGAAGGGACTTCTTGACGGTATCAAGCAGGGTGTTCAGGGAGTCTTCGATTTTGTCGGAGGTATCGCAAGCAAGATTGCAAGCCTTAAGGGACCAATTCCGTACGATCTTAAGCTTCTTATACCAAACGGACAGGCCATCATGGACTCGCTCCTTACGGGCATTAACAATGGCGTTACGGACGTATTCGACAGAGTCAGCGACATCGGAGGAGAAATCGCAAGCTCCCTTGGCACAGATTACAAGATTCCCGTCACGCCAGAGCTAGCAGTCGCGGACTTCAGAGGAGTCTTGCCTTCGAATACGCCTACCATAAATTCCAGTCCTACAGGGAATGGAGCTCCAGTCGTAAACGTAAAGAATATCATCGTCCGCTCAGACGAGGACTTCGATTCTGCAGCTACCGTCTTCAACAGGAATATCATGCACGAACTGAATTGGAGCCAATATGTCCAATAGAGCGAGACAAATAGTCCTGGAGCATAAAAACGAGACCCTCAGCATACAGGGTGATTCTTCTGTACAGTCAGATTTCTACATCACAGATGAAGGAATCGAAGGATGGTTCTCAAATCCGACTGCAAAGGTGAGTGCCTCAGAAAGAACGACTGGAGACGGTACTCATAAAGTGCTCGAATCTGGAGTCCTGTATAATTCAAGGACGGTTACCTTTTCGACGTATGTCCTTGGAGAAGACAGGACTGCTGTAGTAGATGGTATCAAAAGGCTTCTCTACTTCTCCAAGAAGATCATCAGGATCTACGTGTACGATGCAGAGGATTGCACGTACTGTGACGGTTACGCGAAATTCGACGTTGACAAAGCATGGGACATGAACTACGCAAAAGTCTCCGTCACTGTAGTATGCCAAGATCCTGTGCGTTTGTCTAAGTCTGTCTCCAGAGGTTATATGGAGCCCTCACCAGATCCAGCGGGAGGATTGCAATTCAAGAACTCATTTCTGATTTATCCTCTTCAGTGGGGTAAGCAGAGCGTCGTGAACAACACTTGTTCGACGTATAACCATGGAACCATAGTCTCGTACCCTGTTATTACGGTCTCAGGAGATTTTCCAACGGGATTTTCGATCACGAATCAACAGACAGGAGAAAAACTGTCGTATTCTGAGCCTGTAAACTGGGGATCACCCGTTATAATGTATTGTAGTACTAGGACGGCATCCTCAAGTGAGGTTGACGTGACAAGAAATCTGTCAGAGAGAAGCTTCCCTTCTGTTCAGCCAGGAGGAGATCTGTCTCTATCTTTTCTAGCACATGGCGTAGGAACATGCGAAGTCGTGGTTCACGATGCGTATATCTAAGGAGTTAAAATGTCTGTAGCACTCGGAGTACCTCAGAACAGTTCTGGAGTTGGAACCTCAGCTCTGGAAATGAGAAAAATTATCAGCAGTCTTTTTGCCAATGTCGGCATCCTTGATGGTCTCGATGTCAAAGGAACCTCGTCCCTTTACTACTCAGTAGAGGGTGGCGTAGCTGTCTGTAGCAAGGGTAAGGCTGACGGTTACACGTTAGCATATTACCCAGGTGGAAATACCCCATCTGTTCAGTCGAATACGTCTGGTCAATCTCGCATAGACGCTATCTGGTTGACCTCTCACGACATCCAGAACGGAGACACAGACAACCTTGTTACGCTTGGAGTATCCCAAGGCACCCCATCATCATCTCCTGTGATACCAAGCGTTCCCTCTGATGCGACGGTAATCGCGTACATGATGCTTCCAGCAGGAGCGACCAGTACTCAGAATGCTGTCATGACGTCTGAACGAAAATATGCTGTGCCTGCGGGAGCTTCCCTCGGAGTTCTCCTCGACAAGACAGATACCTCGTACAAAGGCGTAGTCACAGGTCCAGCGTACACCTACGCCAGCGGACAGATCTACGTACCTACAGACAGGCTGCTGTCTGTAAAACTGACCGAGACTACATGGGCATGGCATCCCAGCACCCACAACTGGATAGGATCTGGATATGTTGACTGGACCCTTGATGGCGTCGTTCAGAGAGCATTCCGTTTCACGAATTACCCAGATACTCCTACCACCAGTTGCTTTGAGGATTACGTCAAGGTCTCTGCAGGATTCCATACCATTTCGGCTAGGCTATGGGGATCTAGTGTAGCTCCAGCTTCAGACATCTGGTTGGATTATAAAGCTGGGTCATGGCCAGGACAAAGGTTGCTAGTTGTCGACTCTGGAGTGGCAGAATAATGTGGAACACATATATTTGTGACACGATGTCTGGACTGATGCTCACCCCCATAGACATCCAGAATTTCTCTTGGCATATGAGCGTGACAGATTCTTCGTTGTCAACAAACACGAGGAGAAATGTCGGCGAGAATGGGTTATCTCAAATAAGCCTACCCTGGGCTTCTGTCCCAGCAGATACTCCTGAAGGACGAAACAATATCTTGTATCCTATGAAGAGATCTATCGTCTTGATGTGGGATGATACACCGGTCGTCTTCGGAACAATAGGATACAGAGTCGACTCTGAAGACTGCACGGATTTCAGTCTGCTCTCTATTCAAGATCTGTTGTCTAGCAGGTACCTCGTAAACGAAGACGTGTTCGGTAAATCGTACGGAAGTACCACAAACGACACGATCTATTACAAAAACATGTCGCTGAGGGGAATAGCTGCAGATATCATCAATAAATGTACGCGAGGGAAGCCTTCTGGAGAGCTTCCAATAGACACTCAATATGACGGTGAGCCAGGAGGACACCAGAGGACTTATTACGGCTATAACGTGTCTAACAACGCTGCAGACAAGCTTCTCAACGAGATCTCTAACGTGCAAGACGGAGTCGAGATGAGGTTCGTTCCCTACAAGAGGGAAAACAATATCAGGCTGAGGTTCGAAGCTGGTACAGACGGTGAGCATGAACTGGTTAACGGCAGCACAAAGCACACTCTCACATGGTTTTCAAATGGTAGAGGAACGATTGAAGGACTGAAGGTCTCGAACATCGGACCAACCATGAGGATCTACGGTACTGGAGCTGGACAGGATGACTCGACTCTTTGTCATCTCGCACAGGATCTGTCTCTCTGTCAGACGAGAGATCCGTGGCCTATTGTAGAGACTTTGATCTCGGACACCAGCTGGGACAACCAAGATCTCCTGAAGAAGCACGCCGAGGGAGCTCTTGCGTCCTCCAGAACTCCTCTATGCCAGATGAGGGGCTCTGTACACATCAATGACTTCGATGATCAATTCATCGGTATGGTATGGCCAGGAGACCTCATCGATCTCGACATCAGAGATCATCCAAGCCTTCCAGACGGAGTCTACACGGTGAGGATTCTTCGTATGGAAGGCGACAGTACAGACAAAGTCTCTCTGACCTTCAGCGTTATGAAATCCACGTCTTACTAAGGAGCGAAAATGAACAAAAACATTCTACCTGGCATGAGTCCCACATACGAGAACATGGCTCGTTCTGTTGTTCAAGCTCAGAAGAAAATCAATGGTCTGAACACTTCTCCGACAGGCACCATATCCGTTCATCGTTCAAACGGTACAAAAGACATCTATGGAGTCCTGAACAAGGATGGCTATTCCGTCGCTAAGAACGTTGGAGACACCGTTGCTCCACCAAAGCCTAAGGGTATTTTCGCGACATCTTCCTCAGATGTTGTGTACGTGGCGTGGGATGGAACCCTGGAAGACAAGATACCCTCAGACTTTTACAACGTGACGATCTACATGGGCGTCGACGGTCAGTCGTCTGTGATTGGTGCGCTTACGGAGCCTGGTATTGTCTCGACTCCACCACTACCAACTGCGCAAAGCGTCGAGATCTGGGCGACTGCAGAGGACGACACTTGCAAGGAAGACGGCACACCAGCACACAACGTTTCACCTGAGAGCACTCATCAGAGCGTCGCTATCGAACACAGGAGCAATTCTCAGGGAGTCGAAGATCTCAAGAGGATCCTCGAGAAGAAGATTGACGCTGTAGATGTTAAGGCTGAGCAAGCAGCAACAAATGCGAAGGGAGCAAAGACCATGGCAACGGAAGCAAGCAACAAGGCAGAAGAGGTGAAGGCAACGGTTGATAACCTGTCAAATGCCTTCTCGCATGATGCGCGCGGTGCCTATGTTGGCGATAAGACTAAACAATTCGTATGGGTCAATAAAGACGGTGTTTGGCTCATGGACGGTAAAACCCTCAACGCATCTTTTACAAGTAAAAGGGCAAGTCTTGCAGGGGATAAGTTAATTATTGCTGCTGACCAAATTGTGGTCACCAACGCATCTTCATCAAGTCCTGACGTTGTTAAGAAAGGCACCTCGCTTTGTTCGGAGAGTATTGGTTTAACAGCGAATGACACTGTGTTTTTACACGGTCAGACTCTCCAGGCACAGATTGCTGGCACAAATATTTTGCTGAACAATCAAGGGCTAAGAATAATGCCCGTAGGCAAAAGTTTATATCAAACAACCTCTATCAACGACCTTGTCAAGCTTCTGAAGTTCACAGGCTGGACTACCTTACAAGATGATGGCGCGTGTCGTGTTCGCTACTGTATCCGCGGCGGCATGATGTATCTCGACTGTTACCTTGCAGCGGGATATTCGGCTCGTACCACTACGGCAGAAATGCCAGACAATCTTCTGCCAGCCATTGAGGGGTATTACCCAATGGGCACGGAGACAGGTGACCACACCGCAAAGATCTGGATTGGCGCAGCTGGTGGTGGTAATAAGCGTATTTACCTCTACAACAATAGCACAGGTTATGCGACTGGAATTATTCCAATACTTCCGAAGAGTATGGAGTAGGGGGTGAAAGGATGAACCCACTAACATTCGAACAGATCGTGGCAGCGGTATCGTTTCTCGGCATGGTGCTGACGCTCATTAACGGTGCTAAGGCGATGAACCGCGCGAGTCAGGAAGACGCGATGCGACTCGTGCGCATTGAAGAAGGTGTGAAGCAGCTCAAGGTTGACTTAGACGACACACAGAAAGCCTTCACGGCATACATGGCTCGTACTGACGAGACGATTACTAATATTCGCGACACCCTCTCTGTACATGACACTCGCCTGGCAGTGGTTGAGGATGTGACCCGCAATCAGGCGGGACGGCTGGAACGCCTGGAACAGGCGCATACGCACTAATTCTTATCTAAGGAGAACAACATGATTAACTGGAAAGTACGTCTTCACAACCCTGCATGGTGGCTGGGTATGGCTGGAATTGTCATGAGCCCCGTCCTGGCATATCTTGGACTAGCATACTCTGACCTCACCACTTGGGGCAGCCTTGCTGATGTATTCGTCAAGTTCATCAGCAACCCTTATCTGATTGGCACGGTCGTGGTTGCCATCTTTGGTGCTATTGGTGTCACGGTTGACCCAACAACTAAGGGACTAAGCGACTCTGCACGTGCAATGACATACGTACAGCCTTCTGAGCGTCCTGCAAGTTACATGACAGGCAACGCTGAACCAGCTAACCCACAGCCCAAAGATGATCCTAAGAACGGAGCTAACAATGCTTAAGGGTATCGATGTCAGTGGTTATCAGGCATTGAGTGTGAGCTATTCGCACCCTAATGTAGAGACTGCCTACAGCGGTTCTGACTTTGTCATCGCTAAGGCTACCCAGGGCACCCAGCCAATGAACCGCTACATGACCGCACAGCTTCAGCGTG